TTCTTTACTAGAACACGAGCCTTCGTAGTAAACATAGTATCATCTATGTCAAATATAGTTAGGCCTTTATTACCTTCTTCTAAATATTTTGAAAACTTATCCATAATAGACTATTATAACACATTTATGTGCATTTGTAAACTGTTTAATCTATTTATTAAATTAAGTATTTCTTGATTGCTTCGATTTTATCATGTGCATCTGCTATCTTAACTACTTCTTTCTCAATAGTTTCTACAATATCAATATGCTCACCAATACCAACTGAATTGCGTTGATAAACTAATATATTAGCTTTTGCAACTTCAATTTCGCCTTCTAATTTATCAATTAAAGCTTTTAATAAAAAATGTGTATCATTCATTTTACTTCCTCTGATTAGGCCACATCTGCCTACGTTTATATTCGTGTATAGTTTCTTTTAATTTTTCAGTCCAGTCATCTCGGTCTCCAATAAATACTTGAGGACCTTCATCACCAGCAATAGCAACCACTAATTGTTTTATGGGGCGACCAGTTCTCTCTTCCCACATGATTGCGTACGCGGCCGCTTGCATATAATATCCAGAAACCCATTCTTCTTTCTTGAGTTTCCTAGAAGTTTTCCAGTCGATGATTGATTCTTTACCATTCCATTGGCCAACTAAATCAACTCTTCCTGCAATACCTAAATGTGTTGAATATAAAGGTACTTCCATTGCATGCACTTTCTCTAGATTTTCATCTATGATTGGTTGTATATCTTTAAACGTTTGTATGTTATGTGGTAGTTCACCTTCTAAATATGGTTTATTACTTACATAGTTCTCTAATATATTATGTACTTGAGTTCCACGAGTTGATGCTATTCTTGATACTCTATTGGCTTCCTCTTCTCCAACTCTTTTTCTCCAAGCTTGAATTCCTTCTTCACTTAATATTTTTAAAACAGTTGTAATTGATGGATAAGCATTTCCTTCAGGGTCTAAATAATTTCTACCTGTTTCTTTTGTTTCACATTCTAAATCATTATAACCTATATCTACTAAGTCTTGTTCAAATCTTATTCCACCATCTGCGTATAGATTACTTGTTGTCATTGCCATATTTTTGTCCTTTCATAAATAACTTATTAGCTTGTCTTTGCATCGATAACTCTATTTGTTTATCTAACCAATTTCTAAACCATTGTCTTAATTTACCCATTATTTACTTTTGATATTATCTCTTAGTCTAGGTGGTAAACCACTTTTAATTCTACTTTGTACTTCTTTCCAACCATCACCGGCTCTATTTAGTACACCTTTACCTCCATCAAAATCTATATTTACTTTTGAATAATGACTTTGTATATGTGGATTTTCTTCTAAGTATTTTTTCTTATTGTCATATGACATCATTTTTTCAAACACTTCATCTGTTTCAGTATTTTTAAATTCATACGTTGGCATATTGAAACCACTCCGGTACTTTTCTATTGGTCCAAACCATATTGAACCTTGATTGTTTTGTTTGATAGAACGCTCTATATGAATCTATTGGACATTCGAATATGCACTCTGGATTACTCTTCATAGCTAACTTAAACTCTGTTGGACCTACATTTGTAGGTATTTTATTAGGTGCTTTAGATAAAGCTTCTCTTAGTTTAGTATCAGTCATATGTGTTCTATTGTATCTGTATTTATACTCATCACAAAGGGCAACAAAATGATTGTAATGCCATTGATAATTTTCTGAACTTTCTCTTGTCCAAACAGTGCTTGGATGATTAAAATGACAGGCTTTATAAAGTATATCTTCCCTTTCATCTGGTAATTTCCAGTATTGAACTCTTACTTTGCCTGATTTGGATAGTCGGCGTTCCATCGACCCATCAATCATTCGATGGGTCGTGGATAACATTTGTGCTGACTCAACAATCATTTTAACTACATGTTTATCACATTGTTGTTGAGCAGCTTTAACTGGGTCACGGTCAAGTATAAAAATATTCATAGTATATATTATATCACAGTTTTATAGATTTGTAAACCACCTCCTTTATATTTTGATTATTAATAAATCATAACAAAGGGATATATCTATAGGCGTGCCTCCTATTTTATTATTAGGTTTGGAAAAGCATCACTAACTAGTTTTTTAGTAATGCCGGTTATTTTTAGCTTTTTATCTTTAGCTAAACAGAGCATATCTGCATCTTCTGCATGTAATGACTCTAGTAAACTTATAAACATACTTTCTCTTCTAACAGCTTTTAATTCATTAGCTATTGGTCCTTTGAAAAAGTATTTAAATCTTCTGTGTGCTCTATACAGAGTTTGGTACTCATACCCTTTTGGGGCATCGTCTCTTTGATAAGGTGGTATACCTTCTGGTAGCAAGCTAACGATATCATCGTCAAATGCAACTCTAAGGACATCCCTTATTGCTGGGTGATTATTCTTTCTAAGAAACTCTACTCTCTCTTTTTTAGATTTGAGTTTTCCACATTTCTTAAGAACTTCTGAGATTAACGGTTTCGCCATTGTAAAATTCCTCCACGACTTCAATCAATTGATTACATCTTTTCTTTATTAAATAATTTAGAACTTTCATACGCGGTGCGATCGGTTGTTCTATAAAAGTATTTATAATGTTTTGTACGATATCTTCAGGGATTTCGGTTAAATCTATTAACTTTTTATTCCTTTGATAATTCCTATAGGTATTGTCATCCATACACTCTCTGAGGTTATCTGACTTTTCTAACCAATCATCAATCCTTGTTTGTCTTAAAGGTGATTGGTTCTTTTCACTGATAAATGTATCATCAGCTGATAAAACGTTTGGTATACCATCCCCAGCATCACCTCTCATAATATGATTAAATAAGTAAATCCTAGGATTACCATCCTTATCCTTTACTATTTTTTTCTGCATAGGTGAGAACTGTTTAACGTTCTTAAACTTTTGTAGTTGTATAAAATCTTTATCAGATGATATAATAATAATAGGTTCATCTTGTCCAAACTCTTGTGTTTTTAAAGTAAGTGCTCCTATAATATCATCAGCTTCGCATCCTTCCATGTGAATAACTTTATATGGTAGATACTCTTTGATTTCAGTACGTACTAAATCTAGTACTCTAAATACTTCACCCCAATCTTGAGAATCATCAGTATCTCTGTGTTTCTTTCTATTTGCTTTATACTCAGGGAAATAATCTCTACGCCATGTATTCATACCATCACAGCATATAACCATTTGTCCATATTCATCTCTATATTTTTTATTATACATTCTTATAGAATTAAGAATCATATGCCTTATCATATTTTCATCATTTAACTTTTGAATAAAAATATTGGATAAAGCTATTTGGTTAAAATCAAGTAGTATCATCATCATCTCCTGGTAAATTAAAATCGGCATTAAAGAAAACTTCCATGTCTTCCATTTTATCTCTAATATCTCTGTTTTGTTCGGCTACTTTTTTTATTTTTACAAATAACCTATCGAACTCTCGATGTAGTTCGTGTGGAATACCTAAATGTCTATTTAACATTGCGTTAAACATGTTTACAAGAACATATACATCTCTTGACTCAGGATATTCTTCATTCCTAAATTCCATACTTTGAAATGCAGGCCAATCTGATATAATACCATCGTGTATTAGATGTTCTAAGTTAGATAAAAACTCTTGTGTCATTTCAACACATTCGTTACTTGCCGCGTAAACTGCATCTTCAGATTCTTGTAATAAATCTGCAGTTTCTTTCATTTTCCTTTCATGCGGCGTAGGAAATTTTATTATTTTTGCCATTGTATGTATATTATATCACAGTTTTAGTCGTTTGTAAACAGTTTTTTTACACTATTTGCACCAATCCTAACATTAATAATACCATTATAGTAGTCATCACTGCCAAGTACTTCTCTATCGAATTGTTCCTTAGCTTCCAAATAAGCGCATTCACCTTTTGATTTACATAGGTAAAGTATTTCTCTATGATAGATATCTTTTCCTTGAACTGTGACTTCTTCATTTAATTGTTTATTTGAACCAAAGTAATCTCTCCAATCTGATTCAACTAATAAACGTTTTCTACGTTTTCGGGTTTTGGTGATAGGTAAGGTTTTCTTGGACCAGAAAAATTTTTTTCCAATATATTTTCTATTCGTGCCACGATTAGTAATGCAGTAAACAAAGCCATAATAGTCATCCGAACTAAAATCTTCTGGAGGTTCGTATGGTCTTCCTTCATAATACCAAGGGCTAATCATTATCATAATAGTTAAAGTCTAATTCATTGTCGTTTTCGTTTTGTGGTTCTCCACAATGCGGACAAAAATTCACTTTAACATCACTATCGTCTGGTCTTATGACGAAAGAATTATAACAGTATTCGCATTCTAGTTTCATTTTGGATTATTTACCAATGTTGCTAATTCAGTATACCCACCAATTTTATTACCATCTAATATAATTTGTGGGAAGGTTCTTGCACCAGGAAATGTTGATAGCATTTCATCTCTATCAAAATCGGTTCCTAAAGATTTATATGTATATTCTAATCCTTTTTGTTCGCATAAAGCTTTTGCTCTATCACAAAATGGACATTGTGGTTTGCCGTATATTTCAATCATTTCATTGTCTCCTGAATAAATTGTCCTATAGTATCTATATCACTATCTGATAGCATACCAGCTTGGGCCCACATTGTAGAACTCATATTACCTACCGTTTCTCTGTTTTTGTATTGGTATAAGCGTTCTTTAATATACGATGCATCTCTTCCGGCAAGCGCGGGAAAGACTGCCATTCCTTCACCATTTTGTCCATGACATGCGGCGCAACCGGCCCAAAGTCCTTTAATGGAACTGAATGGGTCTGTTTCAGCGAGGGCTTTTTTCCTTTGTTCAATCTCAACAACTGTGCCATTAATTTTAACATATTCTTCATAACATTCTCCTGTACATGAGTGGCCTCCGCCAACTCCAGTGTATTCTAAATTTGGATATACTTTGGCAGCAAAAAATAATCCTATTGCCATACAACCCATTAATACCATTCCTAATTCTTTCATTCTACAACTTCTCCTATTAAATAAAATGCTAATAGCATCAATCCAAACACAACTACTTGTACTACTGACATAATAGCAACTTGTCTCATTGGATGGACTTCTTCTATTCTTTCAACCCAAGATTCACTAGGGGCTAAATTGACTGCTTGTAAAATCTTTTTTTCCTTCACAAACTCAATCCTTTTAATGTATTATCATCAACATCCTTTTTAACACCACCAACAACATAAGAACTAATCTCAGTTTCTTGTGGTGCTACTTGAACGTTTCCACCTGCTATCCATTTTTCAGTCCATGGTAATGGATTAGCTTGTGGTACTGAGTAGGGAGATGTTAATCCAACAGCTCTCATTCTTTTTGAACCTACCCATTCAACATAATCTTTTAATATTGATTCATTTAAACCAATCATTGAGCCATTTCTAAATAGATACTCAGCCCATGCTTTTTCTTGTTCTATAACCTTTACAAATAAATCAGTACATTCTTTTTCTGATTCCTTTGCTATTTTTTCCATCTCTTTATCTTCTCTTCTCATAAGTTTGAGTAGAGTTGTTGTTCCAGCCAAATGAGTATTCTCATCTCTAGCAATAAACTTAATAATCTTTGCATTACCTTCCATCTTTTTAAGCTCAGCGAATGCCCAACTGCAGGCAAAGGATACGTAAAAACGAATACCTTCTAGAGCATTCGCTGACATCATACACATCCATAACGATTTTTTATGGTCTTTTTTATTTGTAGGACCATTACTATTTGTAATCAAATCATCGTAATAAGCAGCAATATCATTGCCACATTCAACTATTTCTTTTACATCCAACATAGAATCAAATACTATACTAGGGTTCGGATATATATTCCTAATAATATGAGTATAAGAACGAGAATGAATCGTTTCAAAAAACGACCAAGTTTCAATCCAGTTTTCAAGCTCGGGTAACGAACATATAGGAAGGAAAGCAAGGTTCGGGGCCCGACCTTGAACAGAGTCCAGAAGTATTTGACGTTTGAGGTTAGACGTGAATATGTGTTGTTCGTGTTTCGATAAATCATGGAAATCCTTTTTGTCTTTTGACACATCGACTTCTTCTGGTCTCCAGAAGAATCCTAATTGTTTTTCTGTTATTTTTTCTATTTGTGGATATTTAACTTGATCGTACCTAGCGATGTCAACACCCTCATCAAAAAACATATTCTTTTTTAAATGTGATTGTTTATTCTTTTTTAGAATTGGCAATTTCCCACTCCTCTAATTTTTTTAATTCTCTATTTACTATTTTCTCTAATTCTTCAACATCAGGTAGCATACACCAATCTTCAGATGACGCAGGAATCGCAGTCTTCTTCGTCAATTGTTTCTTCGTTGATTTGGATTGGCTCATCTTCTATTTCTCCG